ACCAACAGGAAAAACTGCAGCGAAACCACCAGTACCTCCAGTACCACCTTTACCAAAGAAATAATAAATGGAAGAAGTAGCAAAATTCATATCGAATTTATTAAATAGTCGTCAACAATCTCAAGTATATCATTGGCAAGCAGTTGGTGAAGGCTCTAATGCAATGCACGAAGCCTTAAACGAATACTACGATAAGATTATTAAAAAAGTAGACGGATTGGTTGAAGCTATTCAAGGCCGTTATGGCATTATAAGTGGATACAATTTGCAGTTTACAGTTAGAGAAGACAACAAACCTTTAATCTACTTTCAAGCTTTAGCAAAATATGTAGAAACTGTAAGAAAGAGAATACCTCAAGACTCTTACGTACAAAATCAAGTTGACGAGATTGTAGATTTGATCGAAACAACTAAGTATAAATTAGAAAACTTAAGATAGTGATTAAATTAGGACACTTATTAAACGAAGTACTTCAAGAAAAGTCTTGTTGGAAAGGCTATATCGCTAGAGGTACTAAGAAAAAAGGAGATAGAATAGTTCCTAACTGTGTACCTTTGGAAGAGCAAGAGGAATTAGAAGAAGCTGAATATCAAGGCAGAAAAGTTACTTTAAATAAACCGTTTTTAACTCCTGATGGACCTAAAAAAAGATCAGTATACGTTAAGAATGATAAAGGAAACGTAGTTAAAGTAAATTTCGGCCAAAAAGGAGTCGCAATCAAAAAGCATCTTCCTAAACATAGAAAATCTTACAGAGCAAGACATGGCTGTAGTAACCCTGGACCAAAATGGAAAGCAAACTATTGGTCTTGTAAAGCATGGTAATATGATAAAATTAAAAGACATACTATTAGAAATGGGTTCGATGACAATCAAACCTATTTTAGATTTATACGATCAGAGTCCAGATAGAGTTTCTAAAGCTTTATTTCCAGGCGCAAAAACAAAGTCTAAAGAAGAAGTAGAAAAAGAATTAAGAGGCTTCGATTACAATGAATTCAGCGAATTTAGAGATGAATTAGGCGTTGAAATAGAAGAAGCTGAAAGAACTAAAGCTGGAAGAAAGGTAAATAAAGCCTATCTTACTAAGAATAAGTCTGCAATGAAAGGAGAGATCGATAGAGTTGCAAAATTAAGCAACGATGATCCTTCTGCATACACAAAATGGGATGCAGATTACGCAGACAAAGACAAAAAGAAACCATACGCAACTAAAAAATCTGCAGCTACTTCTGCGTACGAAAAAAGATTCGGAAAAAACGAAAGCATTAACGAAGGAGACGCAGATAAAGCGCTATCAAATAAAGCGAAAGCAACCGGCATATCAAAAACAGTTTTAAGAGGTGTATACGATAAAGGTTTGGCCGCTTGGAAAACTGGGCACAGACCTGGAGTTGGACAACATCAGTGGGCAATGGCAAGAGTTAATTCTTTTGTAACTGGAAAAGGCGGAGCTAGAAAAGCAGACAAAGGTTTATGGAAAAAAGCAAGCAAATCTAAAAAGAAAAAAAGTAGTCTAGAAGAACTTGATTTAAAGAAAATTGTAGGAACGGCAGCATTAGCCGCAGGATTAGCCGGTTCTCCAAATATTGCTAAAGCACAAAATCAAGCTCCAGTTTCTCAATCTCAACAACAAGACACTGCTAAAACAGCTACTGCTACGTATGCACATCCAAACGAAAATACGGCAAGAAGTGTTGCAACAACTAAAGCTCGAGCAGCATTAGCAACTAAATTAGGAAAACCAGAAGGCTCAATAAGCACTTCAACAGCAGATACAAAAATGTACAAGTTAGCAGACGGTAGATACGAATGCACAGCAACTGTTAAAATAAATTGATAAAATACCAAATAATGAAACTTAAAGACATTCTTAAAGAAGCAGTAGCTGAAATCTCTTACAAAAAATCAGGATTAAAAAAGCCAAACTTGGCTGATTTAGACAAAGATAAAGAAATCTCTTCTTACGAAAAGAAAAGAGGCGCAGCTATAGAGAAAAGTATGAAAACTAAATTTAAAACGCAAGCTCCTAAGAAAGAAGGCATTAGATTTGGTAACGAAGAAAGACCAATGGAAACTATGCCATCATTGTCAAGATCAGAAATGGTAGCAATGAATTCTAGAAATAATATATGTAAAGAATGCGGAGCTTCAATGATGTACGAAGATAAAATGTGCGCAGAGTGTGGATATATGGAAGAAGATGGCGACGCTACTTCTTTGCCTTCGTCTCTTATAAATGGACCAGTTAAAAACGATGAAGACGGATATTCTGAAGGAATGGATCATGAAGTTTCAATGGCTCAAAACAGTTTAAAAGCAATCGTAAGCGCAGCAAGCGAATTGATGAATAAAATGGGTCAAGAAGAAAAAGACGTTCCAGCTTGGATTCAAGATCATATTACAAACGCTGAGAACTATATTTACCAAGCGAGCAAAAACTATCACGAATATTCTCAACCAGAGCATAATGACGGTCTTGCTTTAGAAGATTTAATGGAAGCAAAACGTAAGCGTAAATAATTATAAGCATGAATCTAGATAAATTAAAAGGACACATACCAGATAAAGTAATCGAACAGATTCCTGGAGTAATGGAGAAATTTCAAATCAATACTCCATTAAGATTGGCCCATTTTCTAGCTCAATGTGGCCACGAATCTGGCGGATTTAGATTAACAAAAGAAAACCTAAACTATTCAGCCAAAGGTTTGAATGGCATTTTTAAGAAGTACTTTCCAACATTAGAATCAGCTAAAGCTTATGAAAGAAAACCTGAGAAGATTGCTAATAAGGTTTATGGAAATAGAATGGGTAACGGCGCAGAGTCAACTGGAGATGGTGCTAAATATTGTGGTCGCGGTTACATCCAATTAACTGGTAAAGACAACTACACAGCATTTGGAAAATCAATCAACGAAGACATTGCAACTAATCCAACATTGGTTGCTGACAAATACGCTTTATTATCCGCAGCTTGGTTTTTTAATAAGAACAAATTGCACACTATGGCAGACGAAGGCGCTACAGACGCAGTAGTTACCAAGATCACAAAAAGAGTAAACGGTGGAACTATCGGATTACCTGATAGAATCAAGCACTTTAAAGAATATCACGCATTGTTATCATAATGAATAAAGACTTAGACATATTAAAAGCAATTCTTTTAGAAGCTGACGAAGAAGACAACGTTAAAGACAAAGAAAAAGAAGTAGAGAAGAACGACGCTGAAGAGAAAGCCGATAACAGAGCTAGCGAAAAAGACGATAAACCGGATTCCGCTTTTGATAAAGATCCAATGGGATTTATTCTAAAGAAGTATCATACGCTAAATGAATTGTTAAGCGAATTAATGACTCCTGCTTTCAAGGAATACATCACGGCGATATTCATTCAGTCGCCCAAGCCTACTACTTTTAAAATTGTTTTACACAACAGTCAATATTTCTTTTTAAGTTATATGGGAGATGGTGTATACGAAGCTATTATATCAGGTAAAAGACATTACTTATCTTCTATAGGTGAAAAGGAAAGATCAATGAAAGGCATTAGTAGATTGTTACAACAAGGCAGTCCACTAAAAACAAAAGGACCTGAAGGAGCTGAACAAGGCACAAGACCTGAAGGCGAAGACGATGGCAGTTTAAGCGGTGGAAACAATAGCGGAGGCGGAGATCAAACAGGAGTTGAAACTACACCAGCTGCAGAAGAAGGCGGAGAAGAAGAAACAGAACCACTAACAGAAGCAGCTATTCTTAAAGGTCTTTTAACAGAAGCAGATACAGGCGATGCGGTTCTTTTTGAATCAGCATTAGTTTATGCTTGGTATAAAGTAACAGGTTTACCAATGCCAAAAGATGCAATTTTACCTGCTGAATTGGCAAAGTTAAAGAGCAATAAGAAGATGGTAAACGCCGCAATACAAGCAGTACAAAAATTAAATTTAGGCACAGGAAAATCTGCAAGAGCAACTGGTAGAAGTGGAGAAAAAGCTACTCTAACAGACTTTTGGAAAAGCCAAGGCGCATCAAATACTACACCTAAAACTGACGTAATTTTAGGAAACAAAAAGATTTCTGTAAAAGCAGGAAATTCTCAATTAATGTCTGGAGGTAAAAACGAATCTCTTGCTACTTTTTACGCAGCAGCTAAAAAAGTACCTGGAATTCTAAAAACTAAAGAAGCACAAGACGTAATAAAGACTTTTGAAAAATTTGTTGAAGGTGGATATACAAAAGCTGGCAGCGTAGAGAAAGAATTAACCGCAGGTAAAAATAAAGTATTAAAAGACGGAGATAAGGCCCACAAAGAAATGAAAACAAAACTTCAGGATTTATTTAACAAGAGTCCTAAGTTTAAAATAGCATTTGCAAAAGAGGCAATGTCAGGATACGAAAAATTTGGAGCTAAAAGCCCGGCAAGTGCAGACTACGTTTTATCTGTAGATTCTGGCTTTGGCAGTCCTAAATTACACTCTACTCAAAATGATTCTTACGCAGCTAAAATTGCCGATCAAATGAATTTAACTGTAAGATTCAAATCAACATCTCAAAAAATAGGTGGAGAAAAAACAGGCAAATATAGATTCTGGTCAGTGGTATCATTGATTTCAGATCCTACCAAATTAAAAGAGGGTATAAGCGACACTATTAAGAACGCCTATAACTCTGTTAAAAACTTCATTAATCAGGGCATTTATTCTCTTACTAAATTTGTAATGGGAGATGACGAAATTGATGTGGAACTTAACAACACCATAGACTTTAGTTAAAAAGTATCAAAAAATTTTATTAAATTGGTTATATGAAAAAGATTACGTACGGTGTCATGAAAACTATCGATGGCATCACAATTCACTACATTCAAGATCCGGGACAAAATAGAAAACCTCACAATTTAAAAGGCCCTGCAATGATTTATGCTGATGGCAAGGAGGAGTATTACATAAATGGACTTAGAATGTCCCATTCTCAATTTTTATTAATTAGTAAAAAGCGCATCTACGACTCTGTGGCAGAAGAGGCTTAGTGGCATATTTATTAGAAAACTAGAAAACTATGAAAATAGCAATTAAAGGCGTTATCGTCTTATTTTTATTGGCAGCAATTTGGTTACTTTTTAAAGAATTTGATGGTGTTAGATTCAAAACAGAATCGTACGAGAAAGCAATTGATTCTTTAGCAGTTCAAATAGATTCTTTACACGGTCAGAACGATAGTTTAGAAGCTACAATTCAAGTGGTAGAGCAAGAGAACCTGGTTCTAGAGCAAAAGACTAAGACCTTATCTGGAAAAGTAAAAGAGCTAAAAGAAGACAAATCAGAATTAGAGGCCGCAGCAAAAATGAGACCTCATGAGATTGATAGCTTCTTTGTAGTACGATACGCAGAGCAATATAAAGTAGAAACTAAGGATACAACTATTTTACCAGTTCCAGTTTCTAAGGCTGTTGTAGTTGACTTAGTAGATTTAGACAGAACTAGAAACATTGTGTTAAACCAAGATAGTTTGATCACTAATTTAGAATCGACTGTAAATGGTAAAGATAAAGTAATTGTAACCCTAAGAACTAAAGAGGGCAACTACGAATCAATCATACAAAAGCAAGTAGAGCAACAAAATAACTACAAAGTAATGGTTGAAGGTTTGAAAGGCGACATTAAAAAATTGGATAGAAAAAATAAAATCAATAAGCTTACTAAATTTGGAATGGGTTTTTTAATCCTAGGTCTTGCAGTAACGCATAAATAATGTCAGACAGTCAAATAGATATTAAACAGAGGATTAAGGAAGAGTTTGTAAGGTGTGCACAAGATCCTGTATATTTCATGAAGAAGTATTACATGATCCAACACCCACAAAGAGGTCGAATGCTGTTCGACCTTTATCCGTTCCAAGAAAAGGTATTAAAACTTTTTCAAAAACACCCCGAATCCATAATCAATAAGTCAAGACAGTTAGGTATCTCTACTCTAGTATCCGCTTACTCTTTGTGGTTGATGGTATTTTCAAAAGATAAGAACGTTCTTGTAATTGCGACTAAGCAAGACACCGCAAAGAACATGGTTACAAAAGTTAGATTCGCTTACGATAACCTTCCAAACTGGATGAAGATCGGAGCTGCTGCAACTTCTAACAACGCATTAAGTTTAAGACTAACTAACGGTTCTCAAATCAAAGCTGTATCGGCAGCCGGTGACGCAGGTCGTTCGGAAGCCGTATCTTTGCTAGTGATTGATGAGGCCGCGTTTATCGATAATATTGAAACTATCTACACTGCGGCTAAGATGACCTTGGCTACCGGTGGTGGATGCATAGCGTTATCTACTCCTAACGGTGTTGGTAACTGGTTCCACAAATCTTATACAGACGCACAATTACAAAAGAATAGTTTTTTACCTATTTCGCTGCCTTGGAATGTTCACCCTGAAAGAGCACAAGATTGGAGAGACAAGCAGGACATGGATTTGGGAATTAGAATGGCCGCTCAAGAGTGTGATTGTGACTTTGCAACCTCTGGTAATACTGTAATCCCTCCAGAAATTTTAACTTGGTACGAGGCAAATATGATATCCGAGCCACTCAATAGAGAAGGCCAGGAAAAAGCACTTTGGATTTGGGAATATCCCAAGCCCACCACATACTATATGGTAGTAGCTGACGTAGCGAGGGGAGACTCAATGGACTACTCTGCATATCATGTTATAGATACAGAGACATTAACACAAGTAGCTGAATTCAAAGCCCAGACAGATACCAGGGTATTTGCCAATGAGTTAATAGCAATAGCAACCAGATACAATCAAGCTTTATTGGTAATTGAAAACGCAAATATAGGTTGGGACGTAGTTCAAGGCGTGGTAGAGAGCGGATACTCAAATATTCACTTTAGTCACAGATCTGACAGTAATGCAGATTTGAATAGTTACTTACAAGTGCATTATGGAAACGCTACTCTAATACCCGGATTCACCATGAGTGCTAAGGTTAGACCTTCTGTACTAGAAAAGATGAGAGATTTTATTGAAAACAAAACAGTGGTTATAAGATCGATTAGATTATTAGAGGAGCTTCGCGTATTTATATGGAAGAACGGTAAGCAACAGGCCATGTCAGGATACAACGATGACTTGGTTATGGCTTTCTCGATCGCTATGTATTTGAGAGAAACTTCTTTGAGATTTAGAAGAACGGCTGAAAGCTTAACTCACGCTACTTTAAACGCATATACAAAAGTAGGAGACGATAGCCCGATGTATCAATCATATACTAATTATGGTCAAAATCCATGGCAGCAAGAGATTGCGACTCCGATGGGGCAAGAACAACAAGATTTAACTTGGCTTTTATAACAATATAATATGGCAGAGAACAAACAAGACAACCTATTTTCGGCATTAAGAAGACTATTCTCGACTGATGTTATTATCAGAGATTCTGGAGGCAAGAACTTAAGCGTAATAGATACAGAGCACATCCAAACTTCGGGTGTAATTCAAACCAACTCGTTAATCGATAGATTCCATAAAGTATACACTACGTCTACTGCTTATGGAGTTAACCTAAATCTAGCACAAAACTATCAATCAGCTCGTGTACAAATATACGCTGATTACGACGCAATGGATACAGACGCTATCATTGCTTCTGCGTTAGATATTATTGCGGATGAGTGTACATTAAAGAACGATCAAGGTCAAGTATTACACATTACTTCTGCAGACGAAAATATTCAAAACTTATTAGAAAACTTATTCTACTCTGTAATGAACATAGAATTTAACCTATGGTCATGGATTAGAAATATGTGTAAGTACGGTGACTTCTATTTAAAATTAGAGATCGCAGAAAAGTTTGGAGTTTACAACGTAATTCCATTCTCTGC